ATGATGATTTTTACAAAGAGATGTTTGAAATATTATCTCAATCAGCAAGAACAGTAATGATAACAACAGGTAATGCATTACAAAGAACCAGACTCAAAAAAGAAGAGGGAGATATTGACTCAGTTATTTTAATTTATGTGAATAGTATAACTGCAGAAAATGTGACCAGAATCACAGAAACCACTAAGAAAGGCATACAAGCAGATATTTCTCTAGGTTTATCAGAAGGCTTGTCTATACCTACGATTGCAGGAAACATCCAAAAAAGCACCAAATTCAAAGCGACAAGGGCAACCATGATTGCAAGGACAGAAACACATCAAGCAATGAACTATGGCAATCAAGAGATTGCAAAAAAATTAGATTTAAAATCACCAGTCAAAGAATGGGTATCTGCAATGGATGAAAGATCGAGAGACTGGCATGATGCAATGAATGGTCAGAAACCTATACCTATTGATGATGCTTTCAAGGTACTAACACCTACTGCAGGTGGTGGAGTAGCTGAACGATTGATGATGTATGCAGGTGACCCAAATGGTGGTGCAACTAATGTCATTAATTGTAGATGCTTTATAATTTACCATGATGCTGATGATATTGTTGAATAATCGCTATTCTTTTTTTTATTTGCATATTCTATTAATTCACTGTTAAAATATACTTAATTTACTTAAAAGGGATTTTGTGATATGCCAGAAGTCTTAAAGGAAGAGGACAACTTAGAAACAGAAAGCTCAACTCTTGATATAGAGTGTGAGTATAAATATGTAGAAACAGATGATGATGGCTCATTCGAGGGTTATGCATCTGTATTTAATAATAAAGATTTAGGAAATGATGTAATCGAGAAAGGTGCATTTGCAAAATCTATTTACAAGAAAAGACCAAAACAAATTAAATTACTTTATCAACACAAGACAGATGAACCTATTGGTGTTATTGACGAGATCGAAGAGGACAACAAAGGTTTGAGAGTCAAAGGTAGATTAGCAATCAAGACTGAACGAGGAAAGTATGTTTATGAACTCATGAAGATGGGTGCATTAGATTCTATGTCAATCGGTTATAGATTGAATCCAAAAGGATATCACTACAATGATAAAGATAAAAAAAGAACCATCAAAGAGGTTGACTTAATGGAAGTCTCTATGGTGACTTTTCCAATGAATCCTAAAGCTAAGATAACTAAGGTCAAGAATATTCTTGATTTTAACATGCTAAAGGAACTCCCAACTGAGAGAGATGTTGAAACTTACTTGCGAGAAGTTTGTATGTTCTCAAAATCAATCTCAAAACCACTTGCAGACTTCATAGATGCAAACTGCAGAAATGAAGTGAATCAATCTAAGCGAGATGTTGTAGATGGAATCAAGCAAGTAATTAACATTATTAAACATTAAGAGGTAAAAATGTCAGAAGAAATTAACAATGTTCTTACTGAGCTAGGTTCATCTTTTGAAGAATTTAAAAAAGAGAACTCTAAGAGATTAGAAGAGATTGAGAAAAAAGGACATGCTGACCCAATACTTCAAGAGAAAGTAGATAAAATGTCTGAGGACATTGCAAAGATGGCAGAAGTGAAACAAGCTCACGAAATCCAAGCTAAAAATCTTGAAGATGCCAATGCTAAAATTGAAAAATTAGAAACAGTTTTAGCTAGACCTAATGCAGAAAAATCTGAGACAGTTGATGTCCAGATGAAAGCATTTGGTGACTGGTTAAGAAAAGGCGAAGTAGACCCAGACGAAAAGAAAGCACTTTACGAATCAGATGACACACTAGGTGGATTTTACGCACCATCGGAATACGTTGCTGATTTAATCAAAGGTGTGACTGAAGTCTCTCCAATTCGTTCAATCGCAAGAGTAAGACAAACAGATAAAAGAGGAATTGAAATTCCAAAAAGAAGTGGTCAGTTCTCAGCAAGTTTTGTTGCTGAAACTGGTACTAGATCAGAAACCACAGGATATCAAACTGCATTAATGAGTATTGATGCACACGAACTTTATGCTTTAGTAGATATTTCTCAAGCAATGCTTGAAGAT